GATACAAAAGTCGTTTATCTTGATGGTGCTGGATCTGGTGCAGCCGTTATAGATGCTTTTGTAGATTTAGATTTATCTGGTGGTTCTGTAAATGTTAGCACAGTTAAAACTAATTCTGGAGACATGACATTTGATTCTGCTGGCGATATTATACTCGATGCAGATGGTGCAGATGTTGTATTTAAAGATGGTGGTACTACAATCGCAAAATTTATAAATTCTTCAAGTGACTTTGTGATAGCTACAGATGTTGACGATAAAGATTTTATTATAAAAGGACAAGATTCAACAAGTGAGATAACAGCTTTGACAATTGATATGTCTGCCGCTGGAGCCGCTACATTTAACAATGATGTAACTGCTTTTTCTGATGAAAGATTAAAAGAGGATATACAACCTATTACTGGTGGTCTTGAAAAAGTCATGCAATTACAGGGTGTAACTTACAAAAGAAACGATGTAAGTGACCCAAAAACACAAATAGGTGTGATAGCACAACAAGTTGAACCTATTTTACCAGAGGTGGTCTTAACTGCTGAAGATGAAATGGGTACAAAATCTGTTGACTACGCTAAGATGACAGCGGTATTAATAGAAGCAGTTAAAGAATTAAAACAAGAAGTAACACATCTTAAACAACAGATTAATAATGGAGGTTAATTAGTGGCAATACCAAGTTCTGGACAGTCTTTATCTTTTTCAGCTCTTAGAACTGAGTTTGTTGGAGGTTCTAGTGCTATTAGTTTAGGTGATCTTTATAGGGGTGGTACGAACATCAAGAAAAAAGCAGGAGATAATCAAGCTACTAATCTTGCTGCAAGTGTTGCCACATCTGGATCACTTGATGTAAGTGATTACTATGATCAAGCAAAAGGTTTTACTTTTACTTATTCAACAAGTTTTTTAAGTGGAGCAAGTGGCACGGATCAAGATGCTTCAACTTTATTTGGAGATGACTACGATTTAGACTATCCAAAAAATATTACCATACCATCAGCAATTACTCTAGGTTCTAATAATACATCAGAGTATGGTTTAGAAATAAATTCTGGTGGTGTTGGGACTATAACAATCACTAACAATGGAAGTATTATTGGTGCTGGTGGTGCGGGCGGTTCTGCTGGAAGTGCTAATGGTGGCACTGGTGGAAATGGAAGTGCTGGTGGGGATGCTTTAAAATTTCATGTACCTGCTACAATAGTTAATAACGGCTCTATCCTCGGTGGAGGAGGAGGCGGAGCTGGAGGTGGAGGAGGCGGAGCAGGTGGTGCTTTGCAACAACAACAACAGACAACCGCTCAACAAGGTCCAATGTCTCATGTACAAGCTTTTGACGATTCAAGATGGAGGAGTACACAAGGTCAAAATACGATGGGTTTTTCTGGAATAGGTCCAGGTAGATATTTTCCAGGATCTGAAAGTGACAATTATAGTCAACCTACTCCTTTTTCTCAACACACCATAGGTCAATACACTTATGTAAGAGGTCCACAAGATCAAGGATCTCCACATGGTGGTGCACAATTTTGGTTATGGTACAGAACATATCCTCAGTCACAACAGACACAAACTGCTGGACACGCAGGTGGTGCAGGTGGTGCTGGAGGATTAGGTAGAGGTTTTAACAATCAACCTGGTGCTGATTCTGGTGCATCTGGATCATCTGGTTCTACTGGATCAGCTGGAGATGGTGGAGATGGTGGAGCAGGAGCTAGTGGTGGTGCTTATGGCACTGCTGGAAGTAGTGGCTCAGCGGGTCAAACTGGTACAAGCTCTACAGCATCTGGATCAGCTGGAGG